AAGAAACATTATTTACTTATGGCTTGCACAAAAAAGGATATAAAATTTTACTTGCTCCTCATGCGGTTACTTGGCACATGAAAAATCCGCAAGGAGGCATACGATCCGAAACTCGTAAGGAGTTATATAAACACGATGAGCAAATATTTAGAAATATTTTGGGCTTTTCTGACCGTACTATTATTGTGCTTAATAGTGGATTGGGTGATCACATTGTGTTTAACAATATTATATCCAATATACCAAATCCTATAGTGTTTGGTTGTTACCCCGAAATAATACCTTGCCGTTCTATTGCAGAAGCAACCGCATTGTTTGGTGACTTAGATCAATGGAATATCTATAAAAAAATGTGCGAATGGAATTGGAAAGATTCTCTTGAAAACGCATATAGGAAAATGTATTTATGATTATTATTCATCCTTTTGCAAAACAATTAGTAAATGGCAAGCGTAACCCTAAAAACTATCCATATTGGAAAAAATTAATTGCGTTAATTGATGAGCCTATTATTCAAGTAGGAATAGAGGGCGAAGAAAAACTTGTTGATGATTTCCGCAAAAATTTATCCATTATGGAATTGCGCCAATTAATTAAAGAGTGCAGAACATGGATTGCAGTTGATAGTTTTTTCCAACATTTAGCATGGTCAGAAAGCAAACAAGGGATAGTATTATGGTCTGTTTCCGATCCTGAAATATATGGACATGGGGCTAATATCAATTTGTTAAAAGATCGGTTATATTTGGCGCAGAATCAATTTTTATGGTGGGATTTTACAGAGCATAATGATGATGCTTTTGTAAAACCAGAAGAAGTGATAAAATTCCTTTAGTTTAAATCAGATAAGACAAGATAAATAAATAAAAATTCTTATCTGGAGTGGTTATGGTTACCGAAACTGATGCACGATTAAATTCACACGAAGCCGTATGCGAATTGCGCTACGATTCGATCTGCGCAAGACTAAAACGCATAGAACAAATTCTTATTGCTAGTGCTGGCTTCATTATTGTTTCTTTAATTGCTATTGTTTTTAAAATACATTAAGCAAATGAAATGCCCGACACATTCGGATTTTCAGAAGGTGCTAAAGCACTTAGTTCCAGTTTGGACTCTAGTCGTGAAAGCGCAAAACACCTGTCTAAAAGCATTGAAGGAATCCAAAAGGATGCCGTTGATGTTGCGCAAAAAATGGCGCAAGACAGAATCAGAGCAAAAAGAGAAGCAGAATTAAAAAAAGAAAGGGCTCTGCTAAAGGCTCTTGAATCGTGGAAACATAAAAAACAAATAAGCGATGAAGAAGCAAAAATAAAAATGGATTTTGTAAAGAAGTATGGAGCAAAAGAATGGGATGCAGTATTACGAATTAAGTTGGACATTGAAAACATGGAACGGAAAAACAATGAAGAATTCCAACATGATTTAAAAGCAGTAAGACGAGTGCAATTTTATTGTTTTTTAGCCGCATTATTTGTAACCTTGTGGCTAAAATTTATTTTAGGAGCCTTTTAAATGTTTCCAATTACCGCCTTGTTTGATGTTGGAATGAAAGTATTAGATAAATTTATTCCCGACCCAGAGGCTAAAGCCAAAGCCCAAAAAGAATTATTAGAGATGCAACAACAAGGCAGATTAGCAGAATTAAATGCCGATAATATTGAAGCCCAAGAAATAACAAAACGACAATCGGCTGATATGGCATCTGATTCTTGGTTGTCAAAAAATATTCGCCCAATGACCCTTATTGCCATACTTGCTGGCTATTTTATTTTTGCAATGATGTCGGCATTTAACATGGAAACAAATAGTAAATATGTAGAACTGCTTGGACAATGGGGTATGCTAATTATGTCATTCTATTTTGGAGGCAGAACGCTGGAAAAAATTATTGATATGAAGGCTAAAAATGGAAAAGACTAAATTAAGTGCATATGTTACCTTTAGCGTAACAATGACATTGTGCATAGTAGTTATTGGTATGGTTGGAACTATGATGGCTGGAATGTTTGATAAAGATGTAAGCAATGACAAAATATTTGAAGCCATTACTCCAGCATTTCAAACAATTATTGGTGGGTTTATTGGTTTAATTACAGGAATTAAATTAGGACAAAATGATGACAAATGAGCAATTAGCAAAAATTGGTATTGATAGCAAATGGTTACAACCATTGTTGGATACTTTTCAAAAATACGAAATAAATACTCCACAAAGACAAGCGGCATTTATAGGTCAATGCGCCCATGAATCGGGAAATTTTAAAGTGTTGCAAGAAAACTTAAATTATTCCGCAAAAGGGTTAATGGCTACTTGGAGTTCAAGATTTCCTGATATGGATACTGCTGAACGCTATGAAAGACAACCAGAAAAAATTGCAAATAAAGTCTATGCTAGAGCAGATATGGGTAATACTGATGATGGCGATGGTTGGAAGTATCGTGGTCGGGGTGTTATTCAACTTACTGGTAAAAACAATTACAGAACTTGCGGTGAAGCATTAGGGCTTGATCTAGTGGTAAACCCTGATCTAATTCTTGAACCGCAATACGCTTGTTTATCTGCTGGCTGGTTTTGGAATAAGCGTGGTTTAAATACGCTTGCTGATGCAAACGATATTGAAACTATTACAAAGCGTGTAAATGGTGGACTACATGGATTGCTTGATCGCCAAGCAAAAACACAAATTGCGCTTGAAGTCTTAAATACTTAATGTTTTTTTAACCATTCATTAATGGATTGATATGAATATTTAAGTATTTCATTTTGCGTTTTAATTGCTTCCAAATCCATGCTTCCAGCATTAGCACTTAAATCCCTAATTTTTCTGCAAGCATTATTGGCAATTAATACCAATTCAGATATATCAAGTTTCATAATTTATTCCTAATAAAGTTTCGGTCTGTACCAAGAGTTGTTCTTCCGTGACGGCATACTCTCTTTCAAAACGCTTTCGACCCATTCCGTGAATACTGGTATTTGATCCTCGATGGTGATAGGTGCAGAGCGGTATAACAGGACTGCGGCTTCGTATGCCACCTCGTCTAATGTGATGGATTTCCGCTGGAGTTCCCTCAGAGCCGAGATGCCGACATAATGCGCATCCCAATTCAGCAATTTTGCCATATAGTTTTTTTTCTTTAGTTGTCATAGGGGAATTTATTTTATATGTAACCAGACAACAATTACAAATATTGCAATAACAATTGTTCCATAGACAAGAGCAAGATCATTTATTCCCATATTTTTAACTTAGATCGTGGCACTCGATAATAGGGCAAACCTGTAAAATTGTTTACCATTATATTTTCGTCATTGATTGCAATTGATCGTGATGCAATACCAACTATGATACCGTCATGGTGATCATCAAGTTCAACTAAAACATAATAGTCATAATCTTTTTCTTTATGCTTTCCTCTAATGTTCATTTCGCCACCCAATTTTCGTGTCGATTTCACATCAATTTTATGACCAGTTGTGGGAACTATTAGATCAGCACCAAATTTGCGTACATCACAATTTAAATCAAAGAACCAATTTTTATATTTAGCAACAATATATTCGGATAAAACACCATCAATTGATATTTGTAATGGATCTCTGTTCGATTGAATTTGTTCTGCGCACGATTTTGATGTTTTTTCGTAACGCAGTTTTCCAATTAATTCGCACAACTCAACTTCCGTATCGGTAAGCAATACTTTTTTCATTGCGTTGCTTTTCCTTCTGCTCTTGCAGAAGATTCAAGACTGCGCCAGACTTCAATTTTTGCTTGTGCTCCTATCATTAGCCATCGTAATTGCTCTGCTTTTTCTATCGATTCTGCTAATGCTTTTAAATGCTTAATATAGTTTTCATGCGCATATGCATAAGATTCTTTTGCCGATTCCGTCTTGGCAGTTGATTCATTCATAAGCAATGCCTTAATGGTTTTTCTATATTCAGTCATGTAAACTACATTGGCTTTGGCAGATGCGTAGGCTTCTGCGTTGTCCCTTATAAAGTCGAGTGCTTTAAAAGGACTAATTTCGTTCATTTTTTCTTGTTCTGTCATTTTTTTGCCTGTTTTCTTGCTTCAATTTCCTTTTGTAATATATGCCAAAAGATTGATTTAATTATCATAGTTCTCTACTCCGTAAAGTTGAATCAATTTTGTTGATGATCTCAAATCTCTGTAAACCAACCGTATGCAATCCCAACTCACTTGCTTTAGCCATCATCAAACTATCATTGGTTCGCCATTCCTGAGTCGATTTG